ATTACCAGCGTCCCAGAGGCGCAAAGTCGCGCTAAAGCCGAACTTAAAAAATTCAGCGAAAGTGTTTTTGAGGCAAGATTCAAAACAACGAAAGCGGGGTTAAGAGTCGGGCAAAAAATAAATTTAAATAGTTCAATACGGAGCATTAATAAAAATTTTAAAATCAATAGAATTAACGCTAAAGCGCGGGGCAACGACCATTTGGAGTACGAAGTTTCTATGATTGCTTCAGGGGAGGTTACTTTTACAGATATTATGGTTTCGCTTTTAGGTAAAGATAAACAGAATGTAGTAATAGCTTCTAACGAAGTACTCCAAAGGCTGGAACATTTTGCAGAGACATTGTCGACGGCGGAGGTTATAACAACTTATAAAAAAACCCGACCATATACTTGGGGACAAGGCGGCTCAAACGACGCCTTATCGCCAAGAGGTTGGAATTTTGCAACTTACGCTTAAAAAACTATGGAAAAACAAAAAGAACAATCTAAAATTATAGGTAGAGTTCGAATTATCACTACAAAAGCAGGCACGAAAGAAGTGTTGCGAATTTCGGATTGGACACAAAATCTTATCGTCTCTGGCACAGATACCGGCAGGAATCTTATCGCCCAGCGTCTTGGTGGAGTCAATACCTACTCCCTTAACATCACACACGCCGATATCGGCACCGGGACGAACCCTCCTCAAAACAGTGATACGCAACTGCAGACACCAACGGTAAGGGCAACTAAAACAAACTCAACAATTTTAAACAATGTTGTTACCATTCAATTTTTTTTCTCCGATTCGTCGTTGCCAGACGGAACATATACAGAGTTTGGTACATTTATTGATGGCTCTGGGACCATAAGCTCGGGGCGATTATTTAATAGAGTTTTGTTTGGCACGCCATACACAAAGGCGACCGGGGAAGACACAACAATTGAAGTAGAAATAACAATAACTTAACAACTATGAGAAGTTCACAAGTCAATATCGGCGATAGCATATTAGCTTCGCAATACAACAACTTAAGAAAAGATGCCTACGGCGGTAGTATGCTTTTAGCGCACGAGCAAGCTACGCCAAATTTAACACTTTATGTGGAAAGCGGCGTCTGTTATGTTGGTAATACGCGGGTGGTGTTCAATGGGGGCAACAGCCCGTCGTTTACAGCGCCAACAACTAATCCGCGCATTGACTTACTCGTTATTGACAGCGCCGGGACGCTGTCAATTATTCAGGGTACACCAGCGGCGAGCCCGGTACCGCCAGCTTATCCAAACGACAAAACAGTAATTTGCGAAGTTTATAACCGTGTCGGCGAAACAAGCATCAAAGACGCAGACGATGGCGTCAATGGTTATATTTACCGGGACGTTAGACCAATCATTGATAGAACTTATATTTCAAGCACTAACCAAATCGCGGCTGGAGCACTCACCGGCGATAAATTTGCCAACTTGGGTTCAATCCCGTCAGGAGCTGGAGTAATTCCGTCCGCCAACCTCCCCACTAATTTGGGCGCAACTAAAATCGATGTAATTGCGGGGGAGAACATAACCGCAGGTGATAGTTGCATTATTATCAATGATTTAGAGCAAAAAGTAATGGACGGCATAATCTCTGACAGCAATAAAGAATTCGGAAACACCACAATTCAAAAAAGAGCAATTCGCATTATTCCCCAAACAACAATTACGTCAAGTCAAATTACAAGTTATATAGCAAGAATTGGTAGCCCAACAGACAATATATACATCACAATTCAGACCGACAGCGGGGGATTGCCAAGCGGCACAGTGATCACAAACGGAACTTCAAATAACATACTTGGTTCTGGATTATCAACGGCTTACACCAAGCAGACATTTAATTTCGCCTCCGCATTTACTCTTAATGCCGGAACTGCTTATTGGATTGTGTTCCAAAGAAGCGGAGCGCTGGATAATGTTAACCGCTATTCCATTGATTGTATGAGCGGCTCAGAAGGTGGCAGCGCCGGTAACAATTATGGTCCTTTTCTTGGACGATATTACAATGGAACAAGCTGGAATAACAACAACAACAGAACTGGTAATTTTGTTGTGGTAATTGCCAGCGGGTCGCCATCATTTTCAGCTTGGAAAACAAATTCTAATTACGAGGGTCTTGGTCGATTTGACGGATTTGCAACAACAACCGTGTCAGCAGGACAAACGGCTTCGCTATTGATTTCTGGCATTTTTAATGGGTTGAGCGGTTTAGTCGCGGGAAAACAATACTATACCAAACACATAAGTGGAGCTATAACAACCACTCCAACGGGATATATGTCTGTTCCCGTAGGACGAGCAATTAGCTCCACCGAGCTTTTAATCGAAAGCCAGCCACGAGTTTCAATTAGAAAAAGGTTTAGCATAGACCCGGCAACATATCCATCGTCCGGAGGTAATCTTATTATCTTTCACGGATTAGGACGAATTCCGAGAGCGATTAAATTTACATATAGCGCTATATCCACCTCCTCTAACATTGGAACAACATTTGGCACCGGTTTCTATTTCAATAACGACCAAACGGGTGGATATTATTTTGTTGGGAATATAGGAATAGTTGAGAAAAGCTCAATGCAAGCCGACATTACAACGGGGACGAATGTTATAGATACAAGAGGAAGCGATGGTTCGAGTAAATGGAGCGGCAGCGTCGCAGAGCTGACTGAATATTTTGTTGCGTTAAACTTAACTTATGGATCAACACCCGGATATCTTAATATAATCCTTGAAGCTTACTATTGATTTTTGATAACGATAATATATAATTATATAAAGGTATGGACAGAGACACACACAATGAAATAATGAGAGCCATTGGCAGGCTGGAAGGCACGCAAAACCAAATGCTTGAAGAAATGCGGGCAGGGTTTAGGCGTATCAATGGCACTCTGGACGAACACGATAAAAAAATAAATAAACTGGAAAACGATAACGCTTATCGCAAAGGAATATCTGCTGCTATTAGCCTCGTTGTCTCTTCTGCGGTAAGCTTTTTTTCTTTTATATTCAGAGATAAGTAAGTTCTTTTGAAAGGAGGTAAGCTATGTGTCCTTACTGCGGACGAAAGGAGGAAGATATGCGTGGCAGCATTGCTGCTCGGCGAGGTCGGGACGAAGCGTTAAGGGAAGTTCTTCACTTGGTTGAAGAACTGCGGGACAAGGCGTTGCACGAGGCTGATTTATTTGGCGGGGTCAAAAAGGTCGGCATCAATCACGAAATCACGGCGTATGCAAGGATAATCAAGGCAATCAAAACGATACTTGGCGAGGACACTGGCTAACCGTCAGTAATCACGGGGGCGGGAAAAGAATTCGGAATAATTCCGAAAATCCCCGCCCCCATCACAAAAATGAAACAAAGAATTTTAAGCGAATTAATCTCAATTATCGGCAGATTAATTTCAGGCGGCATCTTATATCTTCTTTACCGCCTTTTCAATCAATGAAATATAACCCGCAAAAAGATTTGGAACTAAAAAAAAGAGCTGTTGATGTTTTCACCAGAGAGCTAAATTTATTTTTAAAAAAGCGAATGGAAAAAGGGACAAAATCCCATCGCAACGATTGGCGTTATACCAATTTAGACAAAGAAGCGATTGAGGAAATTTTTGATTTCCTCAATTATTTTTTTGTGCTTAAAAAATTGTTATGGCGGGAAGACAAAAAAAGACCCAAAAGAGTTTGTTTTGATTTTGACGGCGTTGTAGTTAAAAAATACAAAAAATACACACCGTTTAAATTCGAAAAGATTAATCAAAAAATTGCAAAACTTATTAGAAAGCTTTATCGGAAGTATCAGATTGTTATTTTTACTGCGAGGCAATCGGAAGAGTTGCCAGAGATTGCCAAGTTCTTAAAGAAAAATAAAGTTCCTTTTGATAGAATTACCAACGAAAAAGTGCCAGCGTTGATATATGTAGACGATAGAGCTTTTAGGTTTGTTAGCGATAAGCAAATCCCAGAGATTGAAAAAGCAATAAAACAGGAAGAGCGGGGCTGGGTTGACGAAGTCCGCAAAGACTATCGGGCGGTGTGAGCTTTTTATCTGGCTATTGTTGAGGCGAGCAATAGCCAGATTAAGAGTTCATTGCCAAAAGGAGGGCAAGATGAAGAACATCGGCTTCGGTATCGTGTGCTGGGAAGATGCGGCGTCGTATGAGCGGGCTTATAGTCTTGAAGATTGCAAGCTGGTCGGACAGACCACCATCGGGCAAATCTTCGAGACCGAGACCACTTATATAGTAATCACAACGATACAAGAGGGCGGAAGTTGTTTTGACGCCGTCGTGATACCAAAGTGCTGGGTCTGGGACATTACCAGATTAAAGGAGGTCAAAGATGCCAAGCCAAGAGCTAAAAAGATGGCTGGAAAGAATGCGTGAAGAAAAACTCCAAGACCCCTACTTCTATGCCAGACCCAAAGAGTATCACTCCTCCAAGCTAAACCCTAACCATTGCTTAAATGCCAAATGGCGAGCATTTATGCGAGCAATGGAAGAGGGAAGGCATCCAGACTTGCCATTAAAGGCAAGACTGCGTATGCAAATGGGGGAGCTGGTGCATCGAGAGATTGAGCGACTAATCGGAGATGACTTCCAAAAAGAAGTCGTCGCTAAAATACCGATACTGGACTTCCACATCGTTTGCAGGGCGGACTTGCTTGGCAAGGATGTAGTAATAGACATTAAGACTTGGGACAGGAAAGACCAGCCACTACCTAAAAAGCCAGAGGTTGGACACCTCTACCAAGTCAATACCTATTGCTACGCTTTTCAGCGTAAGGTTGCCAAGCTTTGGTATATCAACTACAACACAGGCGAAGATGTTTGGTTTGAGCATCGAGCCGACCCCAAGATGTACCGTGATGTTATCGCTTATGCCACACTTCTTGATTGGTTCATAACTCACAATCAAGAGCCACCACACAAGCCAGATTGCCGATGCCATCACAAGGGCGGAATGGAATAATTCCGTTCCGCCCAGCTGTTTTTTGAGGACTTTGCCAGCAGTCCCCAGAAAACAGCAATGTTTTCTGAGTTCTTTACAAAGGAGGTAGTTATGCGGGCTTTGTTGGCGGCTTGCTTGCTGTTGGTCGTTGCCGTTCCTTCCTTTGGCTTGCTGTCAAGGGAGTGGCGGTTCATTGAGCGGGACGGGACTGTTTGGCTTCAGAGAGGAGTAGCTGTTTTTGACGAGTTTCAAAAAGGCGACAACCCCCCAGTGGCTTCAATGTGTCAAGATGTGCCAAGACTTGACTATTCTTTGGCTTCCGATATTCCTCTAAAAGAGGATGAGAGCGTTTTAAATAAACTCTACACACGCATCGGAAGATGGAGCGTTAGGACTTTGCATATCTGGGGCTACGACAACATCGAAACCGATGATTGTAAGTTCATTCTCGGCTGGGGGACGGCTTTTGTTATCGGTCTTTATGGCGACAAACTCATCTGGGCGACAGTTGAGCACAATGTAGACACCAGAAAATACTGGGACAAGACCGTAGCTACTCAATGGTTCATCAGGGACGATGAAGGAGGCTGGCGGGAGCTGTTTCTGGTGGGTTGTTCAAAAGATAGATTTTGCATTCTTTTGAGCAACAACCTACCACTGCTTCCGATTAACCTTTTTGACGACGACTATATCACTAACGACATCAAAGTTCTTGATAAGACCTATGTCTATGGTTGTTCTCTCGTCCCAGAGCGGATAAAATACCTCGTCCATTATAAACTTCATTTCTTTTGTTTAGGAAATGAAGGCTATGTGAATTCTCCGCATAGTATTAAATATAGGGGCGGGGGCGACTTCCTTGTGAGCAATTCAGCAATGCCTGGCTTTTCTGGGTCGCCAGTGCTAATGTATCAAGACCGATGGCTACTCCTTGGCGTCGTCAATGCTGGCGTGGAGGGGGTTTTTACCGCCGTCCACTTTCTTGACCCAAAAATTCTTCAAAAAGTTAAGGACTGGCTGGCTAAAAACCCAATGCGTTAACTATCTCCTGTTGGCGGGGTGGGTATCTTTCTTATGATTGATATCCACCCCCCTTTCTATCACTCTAAACAATATGTATAAAATTGAAGAAATAAAAAATAAAATTATTTGCGGAGATACATTAACAGAATTAAAAAAGCTTCCAAATGAATGTGTGGATTTGGTTATCACTTCCCCGCCTTATTATGGTCTTCGCAAGTATGGCGATTATAAAGAACAAATAGGATTAGAAGAAACATTTAACGAATATCTTGAAAAAATTTTAGCAATTACAGCCGAGATAAAAAGGATTTTGAAGCCGACGGGGCAGTTTTGGCTAAATCTGGGGGATTGTTATGGGGGAAGTGGTATGGGAACGAGTTATGATAGACAAACCTGTGGACCAAATTCTATTCTAAAAGGAAAGTTAGATAAATTTCCAAAGGTTGGACATTCAAGGGGCAGGATGGATAAATGTTTGTTGATGATGCCTGAAAGGATAGCAATAAAAATGATTGATGAGCAGGGATGGATATTACGAAACAAAATTAAATGGGCAAAGCAAATTCTGCATTTTAAAGAAAAAAGAACCTATGGAAGTGTAATGCCAACATCAGTAAAAGACAGATTTAATGAAAGCGGGGAAGAATTATATTTCTTTGTTAAGAGTAAAAAGTATTATAGCGATTTAGATGTGGTGAGATTACCACCTCAAAGCGAATTAAATTTTGAAAGACCAAGAATGGGACAAGGAAATCAAACTATCTATGAACAAAAAAGAGCGGCTGGAATTGTAAGACAACAAAATTATCCCGCAAGCAAATATAACAAATTCAATTATAGGGTAAGAGACGCCAAAAGGAAGGCTGGTCAACCACAATTTAGGGCAAGCGAAGAAGAAATAAAAAGATATCAAGGCAAATTTGCTGGCGTGCCAAATAAAATTAATGAAAGTCTCACAAATGTAGTTGGTAAAAATCTGCCAACCATCTGGTTAATACAAATCGAACCCCATAATTTTCAGAAAGAACTTGGTATGAACACAGACCATTTTGCCATTTTTCCACAAGCGTTATGCGAAATTCCAATTAAATTTGGTTGTCCAAAAGACGGCATTGTTTTAGATCCATTTATGGGAAGCGGCACTACAGCTATTGTTGCTAAAAAACTTAACAGAAATTTTATAGGTATTGAATTAAATAGTGATTATATTAAAATAGCAAACGAAAGAATAAAGAAGGTACAACCAGAAATTATTTGATTTTTTAAATTTTTAGGTTAAAATAAACAATAGATATGAGATACTGTTTTATTTGCCGAAAGTGGTATGATACGAAGGATATTTTTTGCCGCCATCACGGGCAGTTTGCGGTTAAAATGATAAAAGCTCGGGACAGGCGGGCTAATAATTTACCTCCAAAAATATCAAACGCCAAATCTTACAATGTATTATAATTTTAGCGGTAGTTTTTTTAATTTTACCCAAAATCGCTTCAGAAGGCGAAAATTTTGAAATTTATCCTTTAAAAACCCTTGAAAATACTGATTATTTTTTGTATGCCTCGTATACCCCCCAAACTTGCGTTTATAGCGATTATAGCAAGGGGGGGATAGAAAGATATATCAGATGTCGGGCAAAAGAGGAAGGAGTTAATCCTAATTTGGCTATTAGAATTATAAAATGCGAAAGTAGTTTCAACCCAGATGCGATTGGAGACAGCGGGTGCTCTCGGGGGCTTTGGCAGATAAATCTTTGCGTTCATAAAAACATAACAAAAGAAGAAGCTCACGATGTGATAATTTCCACCAACTGGGCTTTACCAAAACTAAAAACTAATCCTTATATATGGAGTTGCTATTGAAAGGAGGTGAAGAAAATGTTTGATAAGATTACTAATTTTAATGTGCTCGCTCTAACAGCTGTCGGCGCTTTGGCTGGCTTTGGTCTTAACCAAATCGGAACTAATTTCTTTCAAGGATTGATTTCAATCGTGGTTGCTCTGGTAATTGCTTTTATTTACGAAAAGTTTTTGCCAGAATCTCGATAACGGTTATTGACTTTTGAAAAAGAGGGAGTATAATATAATATATACTATCTAACTCGCCAAACCATTATCGCGCTGTCGCCGGGTAGGCACAGGGAACGCTTAGTGGGGCGGACGGTTAGATGGTTCAGGGCGGAGATTATCCACCCTACCGGATTTCAATATTTCTACTTTTGTAGATAATAATAAAACATCTCCGCCCTGTTTTTATAAATTATGAACTCATACAGAAAAGGAGCTGACGCCGAAAGGCAAATAGCCAAACTCCTTAAAAAACTAACTGGCGAGGACTGGGCAAGGACTGGAATGCCCGAAAGGGGCAAATTAGTTGCCAAAGGCGACGTCAATCCTGTAAAAAAAATCGGGTTAAACAAATATATCAATCAGGACAGTTGGTATTATCAAAATTTACAGATTGATGTAAAAAAAAGACAGAACTGGGACTTGATTAGTTGGTTTAAAAAACTTAACGATGAGACCGAGCCACCAAAGAAACCGATAATCATCGTCAGTCGCAATAATTCCGAGTGGTTCGTTTTTTTGAAGTTAGAAGATTTTTTTAAACTAATTAAAAAATAATATGCTTCCACTTAAATTTCCTTTAAGATATTACGAAGGTCAAACAATCGGAGGCAAGCCAGCTCCCGTCGGCGAGCCATTGCCAATATCAGTTATCTATAACGGCTTTTGCCAAAACGGAGCTGTATACTCTTCTATCTTTGGTATCCCTTCGCATAATGGCGTCGATTGCTCTAACGGCTTTAAAACAAAAGTTTATGCCGCCCACGAAGGCAAAGTAGTTAAAGTTTTTGACGCCAGCAATTCGCACATAACAAAAGGATACGGAGCTTATGTTTTATCTGACGTTATAACTTTGCCACCAGACTTTCCCGTTCACCCAAACGAAGAAGTAAGAATAATGAGCGTCTATTGGCACGCATCGGAAGTATTAGTTAAAGTCGGCGACCAAGTAGACAGAGAGACGCCAGTGATTTTAGAAGGAAACACTGGAAAGATTTTAGGCAGGGAAAACTGGACGGAAGAAGACATCAAAAACGGACGAGGTAGCCACTTACACTTTGGAATTAAACTTTTAAAACCAGACGGCATAACAGTTTTAGACGAGAACAACGGCTACGGTGGCTACATCAATCCCCTTCCTTTCTTTCAATATCAATTAACTTTTAATCCTAACATTAAAACCATGAGATACATTATAGATTCACGCAATGACCAATATTTGGTCTATGACCCGCTTAAAATTGCTTTTAGCATCGGAGATGAAACCGAGCTGAAATTCTTAAAGGAAAGCGGACTAACAGGCGAGCCAGAAAGAATAAATAAACTGGATGGATATACAATTTATCCGCTTGTCAGGCAAGAAAGATTGAGAGATATTTTTAATCTTTAAATAATAATTTTAACTAATAATTAACCTATAACCAATATGATACATCAAATTAGAAACAGACATACAAATGAGATAATTATAGAAACAGAAACAGAAACAGAAACACTGAAAGAAGCAATAGAAAAAAACAAAGCGAAACTTGCGAGAGCAAACCTTCAAGGAATGGACTTTCAAGGAGTAAACCTTCAAGCAGCAGACCTTGCGGGAGCAAACCTTCAAGATGCATACCTCGCAGAAGCAGACCTTCGAGGGGCAAATCTTATGGGGGCAAACCTTCAGGACGCATACCTAACAAAAGCAGATCTTCGAGGAGCAAATCTTGCGGAAGCAAACCTTTGGAGAGCCAATCTTCAAGGGGCAAACCTTCAGGACGCAAACCTTGCGAAAGCAAACTTTAAGATGGCAAATCTCGGAGGAGCTAAAATAAAAATAACACAAAAAGAAGATTTAATTAAAAGTTTAGGAATTGTTATAAGTGAAAATGAAATTTGAAAGAGTATAAATATTTTTAATTTTGGAAATTAGGTACGAAAGAATATGCAAGAAATAAAAGCGCCAAACGAAATTGCCAATTTTAAATATACTATTTTTTTAGCAGGTAGCATTGAAATGGGAATGGCTGAAAAATGGCAAGATAAAGTTGTGCAACTATTAAAAGACGAAGATGTGATTATTCTCAATCCTCGTCGAGATGATTGGAATAACAGCTGGGTTCAGAGCATAGAAAACCCTCAATTCAGAGAACAGGTAGAGTGGGAATTAACAGGAATGGAATGCGCAGACATAATTTTAATGTATTTTGACCCCAAAACTAAATCGCCTATTACTTTATTAGAATTAGGTTTATTTGCAAAAAGTAAAAAGTTAATTGTAGTTTGTCCAGATGGTTTTTGGAAAAAAGGAAATGTCGATATTGTTTGTGCGAAATATGGGATTGAACAAGCGGAGACGATTGAAGAAGCAATTAAAAAGTTAAAAGAATTAAATAGACAATTTTATAACGAAAGCGAGCGACCAGAAAAGTTTTGCGATGATTGCCGACGATTAACAGGGGGAAATTGTTTCAGGCATTCAAGCGGTTACAGGTTGGATAAAGATAAAAAAATAAACGACACCACCTATGAAAGAAACAAAACAAAAAATAAATGAGATACCAATTACAAGAGAAGCATTAGTAAAAACAATTGAGTCTTTGAGTCAAATAACTTTTGAGAATCCTATACGCCCTGGAGACGCTATTTTAATTACCATCGGAAAGAAAAAATTAAAATTTAAGATTATATCTGAAAAAAAAGAAAATAATGAAGAAAAACTAATCAAAGCATTTTTAAAAAAGAACAAAATATATTGTCGCTGTGGCGAGCAAATGATACCCGAGGTTTTTAGCCATACAATAATTTATTCTTGTCCAAAAGTTAGATTATGGAATTTTTGGAATCATAGCATAAGTCCAGTTTTCCTTAAAAACTCTTTACGAAGCCTTTAAACTTTTTATGCCAAACAAGAATAAAGAAAAAATCAAAAAATTAATCAATAAAATTCTAAAGCAGGTTCACCCATTATATAACCCGAACGGCGAATTATCTATGGAATTAGCCGAAGAATTAGCCAAAAAAATTTTAGAAAATAGAAGTAACACTTGTGATACTCAAAAACAAATAGGTAACACTTTTTAACTTTTTTGATACTTTAAATCTTGATTTTTTAAAAAAATATCTTATAATAAGAATACAACAATCACCTCCTTTTTGTTGTTGTGTTCTTTCCCGGGGATGGTCTTATGACCTTCCCCGGAAAGGGACATAAGTTTATGAATATATATCAGCAAAACGCTAAAATTCAAAAGCTGTATAATGATCTCCACAGTGAGGTCATTAGACATCTTTTGGATGTTTTGCTGATACCAAAAAGGCTCGCATTTTTTGCGAGCTCTTTTTGGTTGCACAATTGACAACAAGAGAGTAGCTTTTGGGCAATCTACTATAAAACTTTGTCCAGTAAATAGCCAAAAACTTTGGCGAAGTGCATTAAGGTGCTGATGCGAAAGCACGGAAAAAGGGTTGACCCCTCCCTCCGTGCCATCTAATCAGCATCGTAATGCATACCATCATTTCTTGTTGTCATACATATTTCAAATTGAATTGCCTTTCTATTGATGTTAGTAGGTAAAAGGGGAGGAATTGTTTTTTATATATTATCACTTATTTTTTAAAAAATCAATAGTAGCTTTGTTCGTATTTTGTTCGGTTGGGGATAACTTGGGGATAAATCGGGGTTTTATGCTCTTGATTTTTTAAAAATAATAATATATAATGTAATTGAAAGTAAAATAATAAAAAAAACAAAAGAAAGGAGGTGATAAAAAATGAAAAACAAAGAACAAAAAATAAAATTAAATTTAGGCAAAGTCGTAATAACCACCGGGGCTTTAACTTTTGCGAGAGGTTCGTATGATTGCGCCGGTTTAGTTCCTGCCGAGCTAATTGAAAAAATTTTAAACAGACATCGCAACGGCGACTGGGGCGACATTAGCGAAGAAGAAAAAAGAAATAACGAAATTGCTTTAGAAACAGGAGAAAGAATAATCAGCGTCTATAAAATTAACGACTATACTAAAATATGGGTCATTACGGAAGGCGACAGATCAACAACAACGGTTTTATTAGCAGACGAATATTAAAGTTTTTTTATGGCTTGCTTCTTAAAACGAGAAGCAAGCAATAAGGAAACTTTAAAATTTAAAAGGAAGGAGGTGATTAAAAATGAAAAACGCAACAACACAAATACCCGAAAATTTTGAATTATTGGCAGAGGTGGCGAGAAATTTTGAAAACGCAGACGAGTTTATTGAATTTATTGAAAAAGACATTTTAGACAGAAAAGTTTTGCCGCCGCTGGGCGTAAGAAATGCACCATCGGAAATTGCAGATAAAATTATACAGCTAAAAAAAATTATCGGTGGCTACTTTACAAAAAAAAATAGAGCAGCAACAGAAAAGGAGGCTTACGAGGCATTTTTAAAGGCAAAAGAAGAGGGCAGGGGCTGGGCGAGAGGAAGAAGTTTTAAGAACCCATCAATACGATTGCGAGCTATAGCGGAAGCAACACGTGTTGACGATATCGGACTTGATAAAGAGCAACTTATCAATTTTTACAACAAAATAAAAAAATAAAAAATAATATTTAAAAAAGGAGGTGATAAAAAATGAGCTATAAAATTAATGTTTGGAGGCAAAAAAAAGAAGAACAGGAAAAAGAAGCAACGAAGCAGGCAATTATTGATGTCATCACATATATCGTTATCGGTTATCTCATCTGGCACTGGATTTTTACTTCTTTTGTTTGCCGATAAAATTTAAAAAAGAAAGGAGGTGAAATTAAAATGAGGTACTTTTGTGAAATTTGCGGTGAAATTTACAAGCCGGACAAAATAGAAACAGATTTGCTGGTATGTCCGTATTGCGGTGATTATGTACACGAAGTTGATGACGATATAACGGAAGACGAGCTATTTGAGATTTTGACAGGTTCTAAAACCGGCGATAACAATTAAAAACAAAAAAATGACCATCAAAGAATTAATAATTTATTTTTTAAAAGAAATAAAAGGGAATGAATGGGTCTATGGCGGGACAATAGAAGATTACGTAAGAAGAATTCTTGGCAACAAGGCAAGCAATGTATCCAGACGATGCAGAGAGCTATATCACGAAGGAAAATTAGACAGACGGCTCGTAAAAGTCAATAGCGTCAATGTAGTCCAATACCGCTTCCGCCAAAAGAATCCAAACGAACTAATTTAGACTTGATTTTTAAAAAAATATATAATATAATAAAGTATATGAGAACAATCAAAGGCAAAAAATATTTATCAGTTTACGATGTCAAACGCAATCTCGGCTACAAGACTTATTTAGGAGCGCGCAAGTTTGTTTTTAGGTATTATGATTTTTTGCAACCGATAACCATCGGCAAAAATCAGGCAAAGAGATACTTTATCCCGGCAGACAATTTTGACAAATTGGTCAAAAAATTATGGAAGGAGGTGAGATTAAAATGAACGCATTAAAAAAATTAACGGATACTTGGACAAAAATTCTTGCGTTTAAAGTTAAGCATAAAAAAATTTTTGAAAAGCTTGACAAGCTTGAAAAGGAATATCAATTAGCATTGCAAGAATTACAAAACTATATCAAAGAGACCCAACAAGACGTCGAGAATGAGGTCTTTAAAGTCTTGTATACTAAAGCATATAAAAGATGGTATGATTACGACACGATAGCCAAGATAGCCACCCCGGCGGAAATGGCAATTATCAGCGAACGATGCCTTAAAAAAGAAATCAATACGCAAGAATTTAATAAGTTAATCGAAGAAGGTATATTACCCGCAGTTTTAGCTCAAAAATCTTATCGCGAACAGGAGCTAACTCCGCGAGTAATTATCAGAAAAAAGTATGAAAGAACTCAAAAACAAGAAGGAGATAACAACTCCAATCGAGCATAATATCTCGCTCATATCGGCGATAGAGCTAAAAGCAAGAATTGCCGCCGAGACCAAAAAAAGAAAACTAATTAAAGAATTCATTGCAAAACACTTAAAAGAAGGGGTAGATTACGGCAGAATTCATATTTCTAAAAACTGCCAAAACCCCCATAATTGCAAAAACAAGAATCATTATTCAAGAGACATATTATTTAAGCCCGGCGCTGAAAAATTTACCTCTCTATTTAAGCTACGAGCCGAGTTTCAAAGAGACAACGAAACTTTTGAAATGGCTGGCAGTCCGACAGGGTTATTTTGCTATATTTGTAGACTATACTCTCCCAATAACATCTTAATTGGAGAAGGGAGGGGGGCTTGCTCGGTTAACGAAAAAAACGGCTCAATCAATACCGCTATTAAAATCGCAGAAAAACGAGCCAAATTAGACGCGATATTATCAACCGGGGCACTGTCAGACTTTTTTACGCAAGATGAAGACGTAATTGAAGAGCTTGAAAAAGAAGAACTAAAACCGACACAGCCAGCAGGACCTTCCGACACCCAGAAAATGTTTGCTGAAACTCTGAAATGGATCAGGCAACAATCAGATATAACACTACTTACGCAAGCAAAGAACAGACTTGATAATCAGAGTTATTTTAACAACGACCAGAAAAATCAACTAAAAATTCAAATTGAAGAAAGAATTAATGAGCTTAATAAAACAACTATATGACCGATTATCTATCTTATAGTCAACTGTCTTTATACCTCAAAGATCCCCAAGAATACTTCCGTCGGTACGTCTTGGGGATCTTCCCCCCTCCTACTAAAAAGATGATATTGGGCGGAATCGCTGAAAAGGCTTTTAGTATTGAGGGGTTTGATTTTACGGCAGAGCTGGAAAAAGAAGGCTTCACTCCAGATTATGTTAGAATTTTACAGGACGCAGTTAAAAATATGCCACGCTATAAAGACAACAATATTAAGGTTGGCACTGATTATTTTTTAGACGGAAAAAAAATTAGATTGTATGGAGTTTTTGACGCTATTGACAACGAAATTATCATCGAAAGAAAGTTTGGGACAGTTTGGAATCAAACAGACGTCCAGAACTCAATTCAGCTATCTTTTTATTGGCTACTTTATTTATTAAAAAACGGCAAAGAACCCAAAAAAATAATTCTTTATAGTTGCAACTCCAAAAACGGAAAAGTTATCAAATATGAAACAACCAGAAGCCAAAACGATATCGAAAAGCTTAACCAACTAATTCTTTTTGCTTGGAACGGCATAACTAACCAAATATACGAACATAATTATGTCGTCCCTCGCAATAATATATGGCTCAAATAGATACAAATTTTGAAAAATTAGCAATGTCGTATGAAAGCTGGCGCGAAAAATGTTTAAAGTTAAGTTCAGAAGCGACGCCGCCGGACGCAATAAAAGGCATTGCTAAAATAAAAGAAATTTACAAAGAAGGCGTTAATCAATACAAAAACAACGACATTCCCGGGCTAATTGATACTTTAATAACTTTATCGGGCTGGTATGGTAGACTTTCCGAGTTAAGCGTTGAATGTGGCTACGATTTTGTTATTGCGTATACTTACCGCAAAATATCTTACCAGCAAGCTTGGCGACCAATGAAAGAAAAGCTGGCATTTGGCGATTATAAACCAACTATAAATGACATCGAAAGCGGGCTGGCTGATTTTGACGCCGAAAACCGCGCCAAAGAAAACGCTTCCCAGATGATTGCTAACACCTTAAACCAAACGCTAAAATTTATCGAAATGATGGAACGGAACTTCCGTGAAGCTCTGTCTTGGTTAAAAACTGAATATTATAATTCCCAGCGAGAACTGGGAAAAATTGATAACAAATAATCAATTCATTATGACGATTAAAGACATTTTAGAAAAAGTCGTTAAAATCAAACGAGAATTATCAACCCTTGAAAACGAACTCAAAAAAATGACGCAGGAAACAATTTTACCGGACATCCCAGAAGACAATAGCGGTAAAAAAATTAACCACTTTTTAACTTATTTTAAAAAAATAAACCCGTCTTATGAAAGATTATTCGCAAACAAAACCCAGCGGCAGGCGCTACTGCGACTTTACCAAAAATTTGGAGACGCTAAACTAACTAAAATATTGGAGACAATAAACAACATCTACGGACAACCATACGCACCGCTAATAACAACACCGGTGCAATTAGAAAACAAGCTATCGGCTTTAATCGCTTATATGCTTTCACAAAAAAATAAAAATAATAAAATTAAAATCGTATGAACGTCAAATTTATAATGTCAAAAGGCAACTCAATCATTCTTCCTTTTGAGAAAGCAAAAAAAGTATTGCTTGACCCGTCCCAGATAGTCTTGGTAGCTGACGATAACGGCGAATGGAGTGGCATTACCATAAATAAAGCTCATATTGTATCCACGGATATAGAACCGGACGAATATAAAGAACTTCCTATCCCCAAAGAAACTAAAGAAGAAAAAGAGGCGAGGCAAAAAGAAATCAGGAAGCTACTGGACGAGATGCGCCGGAAGCTTTTTACTGAATTAAGCGCTTGACTTACTAAAAGCAAAGATATATAATAAAGTATTATGGATTTCCATAACGAAACGAAAAACATAGAAGTTTTTGTGCTTACCGATATCCAGTTCGGCGGTAAGCTTTTTTGTTTTTATGAGGAATAATTTTAGCGAGGAAACACGCGGGCTATTTATAGATTGTTATAAATGCTGGATTTGTGGCAAAAACACGGCGGACGCGCTTCATCATATTTTAGGAAGAGTATCCGATAGTCCTCTAAACGCAGCGCCGGTTTGTAATTTCACTTGCCACATCAATAGACCGATGCATACCGAGCAAACCCGCCAAGATTTAATTAAAAAAACATTTTTTTATTTAATAAAAAAAGGATACGCCTTGACCAAAAAAGATAAAGAGTTTATTTTAAAAAACTTTAAATATTATCAGTTTTTACTTCAAAAAAACGGAAAATCAATTTGAAATAATTTGTAAGGAATGTGATTTAAAAAGCGAAGCGTACGGCGGAAGAGTACTAAAGTTTGTAGCTTAAAAAGCGTAAAAATACCGCCAAAAAACAACAATGCCAAAAGTCAAAAAAGAACAAGAGAAAGAATATCTCGAGCTGATTAGACGGGTCCTTGTGTATTATCCAGACGCTGGCGTCCTTACTATTCAACGAATTCTTGAGCAACCCACACGCCAGCGTCCAGAGGGATTACATCTTGATAGAGGATATCTAACGAAGCTTGTTAGAAAAATTAGAAACGAAAGAGCAATAAGAATAAATCGAGGGACAATAGCAAGGATATCAGAGTTGCAAGACCACTTTAGAACGCTGGCTGCAGAAATAGCAACCATAGTCACTAACCCCGCCATAGAACCAAAAGACAAAGGCGCGCTTTTGATTAAATTATTTGAAAAAAATCTTGCTCTTTTTGAAGCAGAACAGAACGCGGGAATTTTTGAACGGAAACTCGGGACGGTCGATATTCGCCACGACATCGCTCCCGACATCAAAATATCAATTCTAAAAGCGATGGCTAATTATGGTCTTATCAATTACACCTCAACAGATGGAGCAACTATTGAACAACCAACAAATGCGCAGGGAAATGGCGCAAACATTTCTGGGATTCAAAATTCTTTACCTTCCCCATTATCTAACGCTTAAACCACCGATATTTGAAGGAGAATTTAATAACCTCTTAACTGATTGGCGAATTAAGTTTTTGAGCGTCGTCGGCTTCCGTGGTGGCACCAAATCAACCAATGTAAGCTTGGCGCTACCTTTATGGGCGGCGCTTGAAAAAAAGGCGCATTTTATCATCATCATTAGAGACACCGACGCACAAACACGCCTCGACATTGCGAACCTACGAAAGGAACTCGAGCAAAACGAACTCCTCAAAGCTGACTATGGCGACCAGACTGAGGGCGGCAGAAAACTACGGGAATGGACCCAGACCAATCTACTCCTTGCTAACGGTGTGCGAATAATGAGTCGTTCACGCGGTCAAAGAATTCGTGGACTCCGCCACCAGCAATACCGACCCGACTTAATTATAATCGACGACCCGGAAGAGCTTGAAAAAGTGCAAAAAAAAGAATACCGCGACAAGACCGAGCAGTGGTTGCGTTCAGATGTTATTCCTGCCATCGAAGAAACTAACGCGCGTCTTATTATTACCGGAAACATTCTTCACACCGACGCATTAATGGCACGGCTAAAAAACGACCCGATTTTTGTTCATCGTGAGTACCCGCTTATTGATTCGCAGGGAAAAATAACTTGGACAGCCAAATATCCGACGCCGGAATCACTAAAACGCCAAGAGCAGAAAGTAGGCAGAACCGCGTGGTTAAGAGAATATCTTCTAAAAGTTGTCCCTCCAGAAGGACAAGAGGTTAAAAACGAGTGGATACAATTTTACGACGTTTTGCCATCAATAATAACAAAAGTGGGCGTAGGCGTTGATTACGCTATTAGCAAAAAAGAAACCGCTGACTTTACGGCAATGGTCGCAGGGGTGGCAAGCATCGTCGAAGGACAACCAAAAATTTTTATTCTACCAAATCCAATTAACGCAAGATTAAGTTTTTATGAAACAATTCAGCAAAAAAAATCTTTAATGCAAGCGATGAAAACTTACGGGATGCCAATGTTTTACGGCGAAGACGTGGCTTACCAAAGAGCGGCAATTGAAGAGGCGCAACGGCAAATGATTCCGATTAAAGCAATAAAAGTCGGCACGGATAAACGCGCAAAATTAAGAACGGTTGCAACCTTTATCCAAAACGGCACCATTTTATTCCCGCGTCAGGGAGCGGAAGATTTAATAAATCAATTAACAGGGTTTGGCGTCGAAGACCACGACGACTTAATGGATGCCTTTTGTTATCTAATCTTTGGTCTGATTGACGAAGGCATCGAAAACCCGCAGGTCATTTTGCTGGGATAATATGAATAACCCAACAAGAACAATTCGAGAAATCCCGCCGGAATGGGATAGGTTAATGAGAGTGGCTAATGCTATCGGCTACGGCGAATTGAGAGTTGTAATTCAGGGGGGTAAGCCGGTAAGAGTTGAGTCAGCCATTAAGCAAATCAAATTAGACAACGAGCAGGACTTTAAAGAAGGGTTAGATATTATTCCGCTTTTATAAAAATATTGACAAAACAAATTCAATCGACTAAAATTAAGAAAGAAAATTAAAAATCTACAAATTCAACCCGAGTTGAATAACAATAGGGTTAGCAATTCTATCTGAATAAATCAGAGCCGATTGCTAACCCTTTTTATTTTATGTCTATTTTAGAGAAATTTTTAAATAGATTTGGCTATACCAAAAAAGCTGCAGCAGATCTTATAGCTTCCGCCATTGATGACTTTATTTTATCACAACAAACAAAAAAAATTGACCCCAAAAAGGCAATGGACTTGTATTCCGGTTGGGTGTATGCTTGCGTCCGGGCTATCGCAGAGGAGATTGCTAACATTCAATTAAGACTTATCCAAATTAAAAAAGATGGCGCGGAAGAGGAAATTTTTGACCACGAACTCTTGGACTTATTGAGCGCGGTTAACCCGACGCAAACAGGATATGAGTTATTTTACAATACAGCCGCTCATCTGGAACTTACCGGCAATGCTTATTGGTATTTAGGCAACATTAATGAAAACCAAAAACCAAAAGAGATTTATATTTTAAACCCACGTTATATCAAAGTTGAACGGGAGAAATTTCCAAACATTATTAAGCAATACAAATACACGGAAAACAACCAGAGTTTAGCTTTTCAGCCATATCAAATTTTACACTTTAAATATCCCGACCCAAATGATGCTTTTGAGGGCATCGGCACGGTTCAGTCAATCATTGATTGGATTGAAGCTGATAACTACGCAACAGAATTTAATCGCCAGTTTTTTTTGAACGGTGGAAAACCCGGCGGATTTTTAGAAAGCGAGAACGCTTACACGCCAGCGCAGCTTGATTATTTAAGAAAATCTTTTGAGGCAGTTTACCGGGGCGTCAAAAACGCTCACAAGGTTGTAGCACTTCCCAAAGGCACAAAATATACACCAGCAGGAGAAAGCCAAAAGGATATGGATTTTGTTAATATGCAGACGATGATGCGCGACAAAATCTTGGCGGGGTTCAGAGTGCCAAAAACAATTTTAGGCACGGCGGAATCAGAAACAAACCGAGCAACAGCAGAAACCGCCAATTATGTATTCGCTTCCCGGACTATAAAACCAAAAATGCAATTAATTGTTTCATATTTAAACGAATTTTTAGTCCCCAAATACGGCGATAATTTATATTTAGACTTCGTTTCACCTATCCCGGAAGACAGGCAATTAAAGATTGAAGAAAGCAAGGCGGCGCTTGCTGGAAAGCCATATAAGACCGTGAACGAAGTCCGTGAAGAATACGGGCTACCAGCAATCGAAAACGGCGACAGCGTGATGACTGACTTTTCAAGCGTCCCATTAGGAGCACCAAAAGCGGAAAAAATAAGCAAACCGCAAACTAAAAGAAAAATATCGACAAAGAAGAAACCCCAAAAAGAAATTTCAAAAGATATTGCCAAATCAGTGATCAAAGAATTAAAAGATGCGATAACTTCGCAAAAGCAAAACAAAAAATCAATTACGGAAATGACCGATGACGAATACGAAGTTTTATGGAAAAAATTCACCGTAAGGGTGACGCCTTATGAGCAAGCGCAAAAAGAAGCGGTTAAGAAATTTAACGCCAAGCAAAAAGAAGAGGTCATTAAAAATTTACCAAAAATTACCAAAGCCATTAACGAAGACGATTTATTCGATTATGAAGAATCGGTTAGCGCATTAGTTGATTTAAGCGAGCCAATCCAGACCGAACTTTTTGAAAAAGAGGCAAAAGAAGCCGCCGCACTTTTAGGAGCATCGGAATTTAGGTTAACGCCTGAGGTAAGAAAAGCAATTAAAAAATCGCTGGAATTGATGAGTCAAACATACAACGACACCACGCTTAACCTTTTAAAAGAAAAACTGGAGCAGGGATTGAGTGAAGGTTTAGGATTAGATGAACTAAAAAATCTCGTGGCGGATATTTACGAATTTTCAGACATTAATCGAGCAGAAATGGTAGCGCGAACCGAGACGTTTAGAATCGCCAACGCTGCAACAAAAGAAGCGTGGAAGCAAAGCGGCGTCGTGAAGACGATTAAATGGTTCACGGCAGCGGACGAAAGGGTCTGTCCTTATTGCGCCCCGCTTCACGGCAAAGTTATTAGCATCGAGGAAAACTTTTTTGAAAAAGGCGACGAGGTAGAAGGGGAAGGGGTCGAGCCTCTTAACCTCGACTATGCAGACGTCGACGCTCCACCGCTTCACGTCCAATGTAGGTGCTACGTTAGACCTGACCAAATTAGCCTTGAATAAAAATTAAAGGTTGCAAATAAAAATTAAAAATATGAACGAAAATAAAAATCATCCAACAATACCAGAAGAAAAGCTAAAAGAATTAAATATTCTAAAGGTCGTTCAAGTTATCATTGGCGAGAATGAGACATTATATCGCGTCATCACTAATGACGGCGAAATAAAAATTATAAGAAAAGAGGAATTATTATGAGGTGGCTTATAAACTCAACAAACTTAAACGGCAAAGCAAGAATGCGTTTTAGGATTCAGCGAGCCGGAAGCGATAAATGGGAAGGTTTAGGTTTTTGGTGGAATTTAAAGCAATTTTTACGCGAGGCTCGTATCCAGCTCTTTAACATTTTAACTTTAAAAAGCTCGGACAAGTGGGGTTATGCGACCGTGTTTACGCAGGTCGGCGAAGAATGGTTAGCTAATAAAGCCGATGAAGCAGTTCAAACTACCGGAGATTATATTGGTTGGGGAACCGGGGCGGGAACAGCTTCCAAATCAGATACCGCTCTTTTTACTGAAGCGTCAGAATCAAGGGTTATTGCCACAAGAACTAAACCAGTTTCCGATAAAATCAGATGGGTTGGGACCTTGACAGCAAACGCCAACAAAACAATTACCAATGCCGGAAACTTTACCGCTTCTACTGGCGGCACATTAATTGTCCACGGAGATTTCACTGCAATTGATTTGAATCTGGGAGATAAAATTGAATTCACGATTGATTTGGAGTTTACTTAATTAAATTAAAAAATATGAAGTTAAATTTTATTAAAGAATTCCATAATTTTGCCAAAAGTCTTCCAGAAGGAAGTCCTCCCGTTGCCGTTGGACATCCGCTAATTGGAAAAATAGGTATTTGCATTCCTGGTAAAGAGTTTAGGTTACAAGGAATGAGCTACAGAAGTTTTGAGGCTTTAATGAAAGATGAAATAACGGCAAGGAAGGCAATATGGTTGGCTAATAAAGAAAGGGGCGCAATTACAAACTGGGACGGTGTTTTAAATGCTCGTGCTAATGGATATGCTGATGATAGATTATTATTTAAAACATCTCAAACGACAGTAGCCAATAACTGGTCTAATTTTTATTTATCTGGTGGCGTTCCTAGCGCTGGTTCTTATACAAACATTCCTGGCGGTGCTGCTCATAGCGTTAATTCAGCAGGCGCTTTTCCATTAAAAAACCCAACAGGAACGAACAACAAATATCTACTTAACTTTGGAGTGAACCATATAACAGGGACGAATGTAGTATTATTGGTTGATTTATTAGTTGCAGCTGGTGGCATTTCTACAAACACCACCTCCGCTCAAACGGTAAACACAACGGCGTTAACTCGTTATACTGACGGGGTCGGGGTAATGATGATATTAGAAGTAACTACTGCTCTCGGCGCAACGGCTTCTAATGTTACAATAAGCTATACAAATAGCGCTGGAACATCAGGAAGGTCGACTGGTGCTTTGGCTATGACAACCTCTGCTATAACATTTAGATTACAGCCGACGGCAGGAGGGGCTTTGATTCCTTTACAATCTGGAGATATTGGAGTTAAAAGCGTACAGACAATTACCTTTTCAGCTGCAATGGGCGCTGGCGTTGTTGCTCTTTTACTATATAAACCACTGCTTTTAGTGCCGACGCTGGCTTCTACTACTTTTGTTGAAAGGTCGACTCCAAATATGTTGGGCGGAATTGTGCCACTACAAAAAGATGGCTCTGGAAACTTGGGTTGTTTAACGGTTTTTGTTTTAACCTCTACAACAAGCACAGGAGTTCAAACATATTTTTTACAAACTTGTGAAGGCTAAATATGATTGGATTTTCAGATTATGAATTTAGAGGAGGGGTTTATGGAGGTAATGGCGATTCTTGGCAGGCTTGGAAATGCGCTAAAAATACCGCTTGGCAGGAAGATTTTCTATCAACAACAGCAAATGAGCACCCGATGCCAATCGGATCAGCGATACAATTTTTTTATCAAACCTTATCAGCAACTGAAATATCAGTTCCCTCTTTAACAAAAATAGTTGGTCGCTACAAAAACTTGGCGGTAACCGAGGTTTCGAATGTAGTAATGGGTTTAGTTAAAACTTTTTATAGAACCTTATCGGTGGTTGAGGCAAGCATAACCAGTATTTCACGGATTGCGACTTATTTCAGAAATTTAGCAGTTATAGAAGTTAGCGTTCCAAATTTCAGCCGGGCAGTCAGTTATTTCAGAAATTTAATTTCAACAGAAGTTTCACAAACTTCAATCGTAATATCAAAATTATTATTTAGGACATTGACGGCAATAGCATTATCCGTCGCAACAATTTCAATAATTAAATCCATAACGCGAGTTCTTGTTTCTACGGCGATATCGGTTGCATCGATTACGATAAATTTTATTAAGGGAATTATTCAATCAAAACCAAAAAAGCCACCCGCACTCATCACAGATGAGGATTCGCGAGGTGGATACTTGGTAAAATAACTAAAAAGGTCGACAAAAATTTTATAATTAAATAAAAAATAAAACTTAAACAATGAAAAACGCAAACAACAAAATATTATCAGAAGAAATCAAAAAAGAATTATCCGATCGCTTCCGCGCTCCGGACTTTCAAGAAGTTCTTCAGCGCATTAAAGAAGCAAACGATTCCGGTACATTTGAAGTCGTTGTCTCGACACAAGAGGTAGACAGGCAAGGCGAATCTATTGATCAGGCGGGTTGGGACTTAACTTTTTACCGGATGAACCCCGTTGTTTTATGGGCACACGATTATTTTAGCATGCCAATCGGCGTAACAGATGAGATAGAAGTTAAAGACGGCAAACTTATAGCACGCGGAAGGTTCGCACCAGCTGAAGCTAACCCTTTTGCTCAACAGATTAGGAAGCTATATGACTTAAAAATCGTTCGAGCAACATCGGTCGGCTTTATTCCCAAAGAGGCACAAGATAATAGAATTCTAAAAGCCGAGCTTTTAGAGTGGTCGTTCGTGCCGGTCCCGGCTAATCCGTTCGCGCTTTCATTAAACACCGTTAAATCTCTGGGACTTGACTTGCCGATGCTTGCCACCAAAGGCATTGTAATAAACGCCAAAGACCAAGAGAGCGACGAGGAATCACAGGAAAAAACGGAAAAAGAAACAACTACCAAGCCGGAAGTTACAGATAACTACATCAGGATTCCGGTTAGAAATCCAGACGATTACGACCCCGACAGCATCAGGACGATTACTATCAGCGAAGAAAAAGGCATTAAGGCACTAACGGGATGTCCAAAAGGAGAATACGAAAACGGCAAATGCAATGTTGGCACAGAAATTATTACTTATCTTTTTGATAAAGATAAATGGTCAGAGGCTGAAGCGCAAGCGTGGGTGGAAGAACATAAAAATATGCCATACGAAGATTTGCTACATAAACCCGATGAAACAATCAATGCTCGTTGGCTTATGAATTACAAAAAGAACATCGAGAAAGTGGGCGCAGAACTTTCAGCATTGCAATCAGAAATCGACGATGCAATTGTAAAACATTCACGTGCAATTATTGAGATATTGCAAACAGAATATCAGCAGCAATCGGAAGAATCAAAATCAAATAAAATAACAAACGCCGCCTCAACCAAAAATGGGCAGGGTGGCGTGGCGGAGGAATCTCGTCCAGAAGACGAGACGCCAAAACAAAGGTCGAGCAACGCAGGGTCGGACATTGAAGCGCTTAATCAATGGCTTCAAATTCGTCAGGTCTTGCGTTTAGTTAATAATGTAACCAGCTCTGCTTTAGAAAAAATTAATAAGCAGGCACAAAAAAATGGACGAAAAGGTTTTACAACAATTAGAGGAAAAGTTTAAAAGCGTGGTTGATTCGGTTTTTGAACAGAGGCTTTCTGCCGCCATTAGTCCAATCGTCGCAAGCGAAACAAAAAAAATTGTTGAGCAATTGCGATTAGAGCGGGCACTTTATGGCGTAGATCGTTCAGGTCTTTCTGACGAACAGAAAGTTGAATTCGCCCAAGCGGTTAAGGCGATTGCTTTTGGTAAAACCAAAGCTAACGAAGCCTTAATCGAGGAACAGGACAACAGAGGCGGTTATTTGGTATCCAAAGAAGTGGCAAACGCTATTTTGCGAATTGCCGCTTCCGTTGGTTTAGTATTAAGCCAAGCTCAAAAGTGGCCGCTTAATACTGACGAATTGGATATTCCCGCTTATAACGGTTCTTTCCTTGAGGGCGAATACTTGGGAGTTGATGCCGCCGGGTCGGTGACAGGCATTACCTTCGCTCAAGCCAAATTAATTGCCAAAAAATGGCAGTTGGCATTCGTGGTTGGTAATGACTTGTTAGCAGACGCTTCCGTTAACCTTGCTGATTGGCTCCTCGCGCTTGGAGCAGAGGCTTTAGCTAATCGTGTTGATAAGGAAGCTTTTGCTGGCGTAGGGGCTCCTTTTGTTGGCATCCTCAATCATTCAGACGCAACAGTCCAAACATTAGCAAGCGGCAAGACTGGCTTTGCTAATTTTGACCTTGAAGAAGCGTCGGATGCTATCGGCAATGTTGAGGAGTCCGTTCTTGACGGTGCGGCATTCTACTTCAACCGAACAGTTTGGTCGAAAATTCGTGTTAAGAAAGACGGCGCGGGCAATTACGTTTTTGGTTACGCCAATTCTTCCGGGCTTGAAATTCAGCCACAAGGTGGCGGACCCAAGCCGGTTGGTACAATACTTGGCTTCCCTGTCTATACAACTCGACATTTACCCGGAATCTCCGCATCAGCAGCTTCAACCAAATTTGCCATCTTTGGCAATTTGAAAGCTGTTGCTTACGGCGATAAAGGCGAATTAAGAGTTGCTCAACATCAATCAGGAAGCTTTGGCGGAAAAGAAGTTGCTCTCGCTGACCAAACAGGTTTGGTTTATAAGCATCGCCACGCAATAGCTGTGACATTACCGGCAGCCTTTGTCGTTTTAAAGACAGCAGCGTCTTAATCCTGACGCTTAATTCTCTCGACCTTCTCTTAATTTTCCTCGTTAAGAGCAAGGTCGAGAGAAAAGGATTAAATTACTATGAGTGATAGAAAGAGAAAATATAAAGTCCTTAAGCCGATAGCTTGGGGAGGACGCCGAGAGGTCGGCGAAATCATCGAGCTAACGGATAAGGAGGCGGCGAATCTTGGCGACGAGTACGTCGCGCTGGAGTCCGAACCCGTGACAACGGGCGCAAAGGTCGAGGACGAGGCGGCTGTCAAGCCCAAGAGATCGCATAAAGCCAAAAAATAAACATATGCGTTCAGTTTACGATGCGATTAAGTCAGCCGTATCACTTGTACCCGCAACAAGAACCGCTGACGCAACCGGCTCGGTTGTAGACACCGCCGGTTATAACAGCGCCAAGCTGGTTGTGGCTGCAGGCGCTCTTGATAATGCCGACAACAACGAAACTTATGTTGTGAAAGTGCAAGAAGGCAATTTGGCTGACGGCTCGGATGCAGTTGATGTTCCGGGATTAAGCATTACACTTGATCGGGTTGCAGACGATAACACCGTAAAAAACCTTCGCATTGAAGGTTTGGGAACTTCCCGCAAGCGTTATCTTCGGGCAGTTCTTAATGTCGGTGGAACAACCCCGAGCGCAGCAATTTCAGCTGTTTTTGAGTTGGGTCGAGCATATAGCGAACCGGTGCAATAAGATTATTGTCTCGGCTTCCGCTTCCCAATATATTGGGAAGCGTAGCGGGGATAATAATTTAGCAAAAATATAAATTTATGGCTGAAACTTTATTACCATATAGTTTAACAACCGTTCAGAGGGTAAAAGACCGCCTGGGAATTACGGCGTCGGGTTTTGATTCTTTAATTTTGAGATTAATAAATGCGGTTACAGATTTAATTGAAGGCGAAACGAACAGGCGATTTTTAGAAACAGTCTATACAAATGAGGTTTACTCTGTTTATGGAGAAAATCAGGAATATTTGCTTTTGAGACAAGCGCCGGTTTCAGCGTTAACGTCTTTTCAATACCGGGCGGGCACGGTTAGCAATCCAAGCTGGACCGATTTTATAACAGACAGCTATGAACTATTAGAAGACGGAAAATCAGGAATCATCAAAATCTACGGAGGTTTGCCAAGAGGAGTAAATAGCGTGCGGGTAACCTATGTCGCGGGATACAAAATCAACTGGACAAATTACGGCGACAACAGCACGCACACACTACCGGCGGACATCACTGATTTAGCAGAAAGATTAATCGTTAAGTTATTTAAAAAAAGAGAATCGGAGGGCAAACAAAGCGAAAGTTTTGAAGGCGGCAATGTCAACTGGAAAGAATTATTTGATGAGGTCGACAAAGATATAATTAATCGTTATAAGCGATTACCTGCATTTATTTAATATGGTCGATTTTGTAGTTGAAGTTCAAAATTTACCAGAATTGAGGCGGGCTTTAAGAGATTACCCCAAGATTAGCGAGCCAATCTTTCAAAAGGCATTAGCGGCGACGGCAGCAGTATTTGCCAAGTATACCCAGAAAAACGATCCAGTTCCTTACAGGACAGGGAATCTACTGATGAGTTTTAGACACGCAACAGGAAAGCTATGGGCAAGATGGTATCCGACGGCAAAATATGCTCCATTTGTAGAATTTGGTAGGGGTTGGGTATATCCAGTTAACGCTAAAGCATTATCTTGGGAAGTTGTTGAGGGGGGCGGGTACAGGACGGCTACATCAGGCAGGCGATACCACACAGGACTAACACGGACACGGGTATTTGCGATGTACTCCCGACCATCAAAACCCAAGCCATTTATGGGAAAAATCGCTCAAAAAGCCACGCCGGAAATAAATAAATTATTTGTTCAGGCTTTAGATATGGTAAACAAAGAAATCGCCAAACGAGCAAATTTAAAATAATATGCCAAGCTTAGAAACCACAATTAAAAACGCAATAAAAGCAAAATTAGAATCGCTTGTGCCAGCGACGCTTGGAGAGGTGCAGGTTGACGATTTTAAGTTATCTAATATTTTTGATAGGGACATTGCTAAATATCCAGCAGCAATTTTGACAAGCGCTACGATTGAGGCAGAAGCATTAACTAATAGAGACAATATTAGAACCTTAACATTTGAGATTGTAATTTTAGAAAAAGGAGAAAATGTTGCAGACGCAACGCAGATTGAAGATTTGCGAGAAAAGATTTTCAATGTTTTTGACGATGATCCGTCGCTTGGCGGCACGGCGACAGGTGGAGTCGAGCCTGTTCTATCGCCGGTAGAAATAATAACTGACCGTAGCCGTAGCTTCATTGTTTTTTCAGTGATAGTTAAGGCAAAAGCGGTCTATACAAGAGCATAAAAATATGTTAAAAAATTACAAAAACAAACAAATAACGGACATCGATAACAAAGACAACGAGGTATTGGAGGAATACCATTTCCCGGGCGGTTTAGAATATGAACCGCTAACGGTTCGCGCCAGAAACCGCGAGGAAGCGGAATTAATCTGGCAACAAAAAAGAAAAAAGGTCGAATTAAATAAATAAATTTAATTTTTTTTAAAAAATATGCCAAAAGGAATAGGAAGGCTATTCAGCCTCGGAATAGCAAAAGAAACAACACGAGGCACAGCGGAAACCAATGCCACTTATTGGATTCCGTTTTCAGACATAAGCATTGAAGAAAAAGACGAAAAAGTGGTCGACGAAGCGTCGGTGGGCGTAATCGAAGACTCGGTTGGACAATCGATTGTAAAACAGTGGGCGGAAGGAAGCCTGAAAGCACCCATCGGCGATAAACATTTCCCGCTTATTCTTTTATCTCTTTGCGGGTCGATTAGTAGCGCCTTAAAAGAAACAGGCGTCTATAATCACACTATAACCGTCCAGCAAGGTAGCCAACACCAGAGCTTGACGCTTTTCTTGGACGACCCATTGGCGGGGCAGGACTATAAACACGCTTTAGGGGTTGTATCATCGCTTGAAATCTCCTATGAGCAAGGGAAGTTTATCGAATATAACGCCAACCTTAAAGCAAAAAAAGGAGCTACCGCAACCTTAACACCATCAACTACGAGTGAAAATCGCTTCTTGCCACAGCATTTAACCTTCAAATTAGCATCTAACCTCTCCGGTTTAGATGCGGCAGCGGCAACGGTTATTAAATCGCTCAAACTCAAGATAGAACAGAACATTGAAGATGATACGGTTTTAGGTAGCTTATCTCCAGCCGACTTTTTAAACAAACATTTTGCGATTGAAGGAACATTAGAAGCGATTTGGCAAAACGAAACTGACTTCAAACAAGCGGCGCTTGCAGGAACAGCAAAGGCAATGAGAATTGATTTGGTGAATAACGACGTGACCATTGGCGCATCATCGAACCCAAGACTCAAAATTGATTTGGCAAAGGTGATTTTTAAAGAAATTACAAGACCGATTTCACTAAAAGACATCGTCAAGCAAACTATTTCATTCAAGGCGCACTATTCATTGTCTGACTCAAAAATGGTAGAAATTTTAGCAACAAACACAATCGCAAGCTACTAAAAATTTAAAAAAATAACACTATGGAACGCGAAACAAAAACAATCAAAACACCGGGCGGCAAAGAGGTTCGCTTAAAAACCTATTTAACCGCAAGAGAAAGAAACGAGCTACGGGCTATTTTTTTAGAAAATATGAAATTCGAAGGAACGCAAGTAAAAGAGATTGACGGCGGGGTTGTTGATAAAGCTGAAAGAAAACTACTTGAGCTTGTGGTTGTATCTTATAACGGCAGCGCAGAAAACATTATAGAGCGACTATTGGAAGAACGACCGGAAGAATACGATTTTGTTGTTAGCGAAGCGAATAAAATCAGCACGGGAAATTTTCCGCGGCCGAAATAACCTATGAGTGGCGGCGTTATTTCGGCTCAGGTTATGCCGAGCTAAAAGAAGAAATGGTTGCCGCTCTTATCTGCCGAGAAATGGGCTGGACTTGGCAGGAATATCAAAATCAGCCCGCTTGGTTTATCGATATTGTATTAGAAATGCTAAAAGCAGAAGCTGAAGAACTAAAAAAGAAAATTAAAGAATAATTTTTTTAAAAATAATGGCAGAAAACACAAGTTTATTAAATATATTGGTCAGGTTAAGGGACGAGGCAACGTCTGCCTTATCGCGTCTTTCAAATGAATTAAGCGAAGTGGGGTGGTCGCTTAATTGGGTAAGCAATAAGGCTGGAATAGCTTCTGCTGCATTATCGGGAATTGGATTAGTTAGTTTAGGTTTTGCTGTTAATCAGGCGCGTGAAGCCGCAACAGAGTGGAAAAAAATAGAAATTATTTTAAGAGGAACCGGCGTCACCATCGACGACATTAAAAATAGAGCGGAAAATATGGCTGAAGCAAGCATTTTCCAAGCGCACGAGATAGGTAATGTTTACGCCAAAAACATCTCACTTTTTGGCGATACCAGCAAAGCTGTCGAAAGAACAAAACTGGCAATGGATATTGCGGCAATCTCCGGAATGGATTTAGCTCAAGTTCAAAGAATGATTAGCCGTGCAAGCGATGAAAATTTTATGGCATTAAGGCGATTAGCTGAAACAATCGGGGTAAAGCTTCCAACTTCGACGTTAGAAGGAATAGATAAAGGAGAGCAATTCAATCTAATTTTGCAAAAAATACAAGAACGAGTAAAGGGCGCCGACGCAGAGTTAGTTGCTATGGACGGATTTAGGTTATTGAAAAAAAATTTAGCCGAGCTTGCTGAAAGTATTGGCGAAGTTCTTCTTCCGGTTCTCAATAGTTTGATAAAGGATCACATTATACCAATTATTAAGGGTATAAAAGCGTGGGCAGAGGAACACCCGGAATTATCTAAAAAAATTATTTTAACGGCAGCGGTGTTAACTGGTTTTATGGCTGTTTTAGCGCCAATATTATTCGCTTTACCTACTCTAATTACCTTATTTAGAGGTGTTGCTATTATTTTACCCACCTTAATTACTTTATTTAGAGTCATTGCTGTTACTATTGGCGGATTTTTGGCGACGCCGTTAGGTATTGCTATCAGCTTATTAGCGTTAATGGCGGTGGTGGTATACAACACCCGCGACGCATGGAAGAACGCTTGGCAAAGCATCAAAGATTTCTTTATTGACGTGTATAACAAAATTAAAGCCGGAATTGACTTCTTGGTAGATGCTTATAATAAGTTAATTAACATTTTATCTACGCCGATAAAGATGGCGGGTAATTTTTTGGGCAATGTAGGGAGTGCAATAGGTAATTTTTTTAAGTTTCAGGAAGGTGGCATTGTCACCAGACCAACTATTGGATTGTTGGGAGAAGCCGGAGCAGAAGCAGTTATCCCGCTTAATAAATTAAGAGTTGCGGAAGTCGGCGGGGGCGGGGGGGTTACTATTAATCTTTACGGCGACTTTTTTACCGATGCAGACATAGCCAGAAGATTTGGCGATGCTTTAGCCAAAGAAATTAAATATCAATTAAAGCTTTAATATGCTAACTCTTAAGATTAACAATGTAGATCGCAGTGATCATATAGACTGGGAAAGTCTAAATTGGACATCAGTTCTCTCAAAAGAAGTAGACCGATTGGAATTTTTAATTAAAAAAACACCCTCAAAAACGATCCCGTCGTTAAACGATGAAGTGGCTCTTTTAGAAAATGGTGAAAAAATATTTGGCGGCGTCATCGTAGAACGGAATGAAAAAATAATCGGCGGACGTTTAGTTGGTTATGAGATTAGATGCAAAGATTACAGCCATAAATTGGACGGAAAGCTCGTCACCAAAGCATATTCAAACCAAACCGCACGTGCAATCGTGCTTGATATAATTAATACTTTTACGTCCGGGTTTACAACAAACAACGTGGCAACGATGACCCCGACGGTCGGAAGCATCAAATTTAACTACGAACAAGTTAGCCGAGCCTTAACCCAGCTTGCCGACCAGATTGGCTGGGATTGGTATGTTGACGCCGACAAGGATATTCACTTCTTTCAGGAAGAGACATATAGCGCGCCATTTAGTTTAGATGACACGAGTGGAAATTTTGAGTGGGCGACGCTTGAAATTAACCAAACCGTTTTAAATCTAAAAAACCACGTTTTTGTAAGGGGCGGGGATAAAAAGGTCACGATTGGCAATTTTGATTCCGATACAGGAGCGGTTGACACCTACAAGGGAGACGGACAACGAAAAATCTTCCAACTTGGATACAAATACGATCAATTAAGAATAAAAAAGAACGGTATATCGCAAACTATAGGAGTCGACCAACAGGACGATCCGGCGTCAGTTCAGGTTCTTTACAACCAAAACGAAAAATTTATAAAATTTACCACGACACCAGCCGCTGGCGACATCATCAATGTGTACGGCGACGCTTTAATTCCCATTATTGCCAGCGTTAGGGACCAAGTTAGCATTGCAACTTATGGCGAGTTTCAGCACGCGATTGTTGATAAGAGCATTACCAGCGTCCCAGAAGCGCAAAGTCGCGCTAAAGCCGAACTTAAAAAATTCAGCGAAAGTGTTTTTGAGGCAAGATTCAAAACAACGAAAGCGGGGTTAAGAGTCGGGCAAAAAATAAATTTAAATAGTTCAATACGGAGC